ACTCTAAAAAATCTTGAGGGTATCTTTTTGCAAATAACCTAATGTCTCTTTTTAATTCTGCCGAACTAAGTTTGTCCACATTTAATCCAATTACAACCCGACCAATAGTTTCCATAAGCTCTAAGCTTAATCCTTTAGCAGATACTTGAGCTTCAAGCTCCATATCTAAGGTGTCAACATCAGCAGTAGCATCAACCTCTTTGTCTACCTCCATAAATAAATGTCCGTTAGATGGATGTAATGATAAAAATTGTTGTAGTACTGGATTTGTTTTAGGAACAAATAAAAACCCATCTTCAAATACGATAGGCTCTAGGATGGCGTTACCATCTTGTTCATCCTCGAAAGGACTTTTTTGATTTCTTGCATAACGAAGCGCTCTGTTTATTCCTTGCTCTTCATCAAAATACATTAAAGGTGATCTTCTGCTATTTCTAGCTGGTATCATTAAACTTAAAGGAGCAATATCTCCTTTTAATTTGTAAGTTTTGTTATTTAAAACTGTTTTTTTTGTTGTTTTCATTTGATTTAAATTAAAGTTTATAAAGTAATAATTACCCCCGTCTTTATAACGAGGGTAAAAATTACAAATTGTTATCTTATCCTTTGAATAAGAAGAAGTTATTAGCACCTAAAGTACATAAAGCTCTTTCTGATAAGAAGTTTACTTCCATTGCATCTAAGCTAGAAGTAGCTGCTCCACCAGCTGAACCTGTAATCCAAGTTTTGTAACGTCTGTCTTCAGTTTCTGAAGCTCTGTATCGAACGTGTAAGAATGGTCTCTTAGCGTTTTTACCAAGTACTTGGTCGTAAACTGTAGTTGAACCAGCTGGTACTAAAATACCGTTGATTTTTCCACCTACTAAACCACCTCTCATTGTTGGGTCATTTAAGTATTTCCAGTCAGACTTGTAAAAGTCGTATCCTCTACGGAATCCTGTAAATCCTAAATTCAATGCCATATCTTTGTCATTGTCAAATAAACCGTAAGACGTTCCATTTGCTCCATAAGAGTTCTGAGAAGCTAACATATCATCAATATCAAATCCAAACTCTCTGTTTAAGAAAATAACATTTTCTTCAATAGATCCTTGTTTGTCTAATCTTTGGATGATAGAATCGAATTCAGCTAATGTACTTGGGTTTCCACCAGACCATACATTACCTCTATTGTTTACTACATAGAATAAACCTTCAGATCCTTTGTTACCAACTCCTGAAGCTACACCTGCTGCAATTGCTGCAACACCACCACCTGCTGCTGCTGGAACTGCTTCCACCATAGCTGTTTCTAAGTAGTCTTCGAATCTTAGTCTTGTTTCGTGTTCAGACTTTAAGTACCATAAGAAACCAGTTGCACCGTTTTCTGTAGTTACCTCAATCCATCCGATTTGAGCCATATCAGAACCTGATACTGCATATTTATCTTTTATGATAATTGGTGAATTGCTGTAAATATCATCATCAGCTTCTAATTGACCTTGCATTCCGTTTGTTCCTTTTTGGAATTCAGAACCATATACAAATAAAGAAGTAACAACTGCTGCTGCTACTGCTTGACCATTTGCTTCATAATAAGCTACAGTAATAGTTGCGTTAGCCATATCTACCGCAGTAATTAAAGCTTTGTTAGTTAAAACTGAAGCTGCTGTGTTATCAGAGATCATAATTGTTTGACCTACTCTTAAAGCGATTGATCCGCTTCCTGGCACTAATACGTCACCTACAGTTAATACTGCTGTGTTAGACCCTGCTGCTGCTGCTGAAGTTACGTCTACATATTTAGTGTGTAATCTTCCTTGCTCTGCCCATTTGATAAGGTCTGAGTTAGAAGGCATTTCAGCGCCTACCATTCTTAAAAATGATGCTACTGTTCTGTTTCCATATCTTTCAAATTCTTTTTCGTAAGTATCTGGTAAATATTGATTTAAGAAATCAAAATTAGTGATATAGTTTGTTTGTAATACTACCTGCTCTGCACTAGGCTGTAGTGCGAAAGTAGGATTTGCTGCTATTGATCCTGCCATTTTAAAATTTTTTAATTGTTAATTATTTTTGTTTTTACTCCTTATTCGCAAACCTCTTCCTGAGTCTGTATTAACCGCTCTTGCTTGAAACCCTTGCTGTGGAGACGATTGAGGTGTTTGCCTCAAACTCATATTGATGTTTTTACTTTTCTTCGAAACATCTCCTATGGCGTCTGCCTTTCCTTGCTCGTAAAAATACTGAGCTAGTTTGTCTGGGTTCATTGCTGCGTTTAATGCTTTGTGCCAACCTTGTGCATCATTAACTAAACCATCTTCGCCTATGTACTGGTTTATAAAACTCTGTACATTAACTTGTTTTGACTTAATCTCATTTGCATCACCAGATGAATAAATTACATTTTTATCTCCAACCTTGAACTCAAAACCTTTGAACTCGGAGTTAAAAACCTCATCTGTTTTTTTCTGAAAATACTCAGACTTTCTTTTGTTGGACTCTACTTCAGTTTGAGCCTTTTGAACATATTCCTTGTAAGCGCTGATTTCTTTAAGTTGTTCTTCCGAATACGAACCCCCACTTGACTCAAGAGGAGTTTTATATGTTTCCGATAGCTTACTTAAATATTTCTTAGCTATTGCAAGTTCTCTTTTTTTAGATATATTTTTTTTCTTTATATCTCTATCATCATCCACCTCTTCATCATATCCAAACTTATCTTCCATAAGATATTCAATATCTTCAGAATCTAAATCTGATTCAGTTAAAGAATAATACTCTTTTAGTATCTGGTCATCTTCTAAATTATCATAGTTTTTATTAGCTTTGATAAAATCTTCAAACCCTCTACCTGTTTCTTTTTTAAAGTCTAAATACTTAGAAACCTCATCAGGCAATGGATTGTTTTTTTCTTGTTCAGAAAACAATTCATCTACTGAAGAAATATCTTTATTATATCTTTCTTTAATATAAGAAAGTACATCCTCATCTTTTATTTCTGGTAAATCAGTAACATCTTGATCTACTTTAGTTTCTTCTACTATTGTTTCTTCTACAGTGCCACTTGTTTCTGAAACATTTTGATTGACATCAGATACTTTTAAACTTTCTTCGTGCTTATCTAAAAGATTCTGTTCAACTTCTTGTGTTGATTTCTCTTCTATTGGAGAAACCTCTTTTACTTGTTTGAATTCCATTTGATTTTATTTTTGTAAAGTTAACATTTATTTAAATATATTATTTTAGGAATTATATGTTACCATATCTACGTTTATATGTCCATATAATTTTTTTACTTTTACCTAAAATACTTTTCTTTTCGACCCTAGTATTAAAATCATCACGAACTTGATTTAATTGAGGACCACTTAATTTTTGCATAATATTATCACCTTGGTTCAAACTCCGCTAAATCAAAACCATCTAAGCTATCTTCCTTAGATTCGAAATTAACTGGAGCTAAATTATTTTTACGTTGTTGTATTAATTTTGATTGTTCAGTATTTGCTTGACTTATTCTTTCAGCCTTTGCAGTTTCTCTCTGATCTTCTCTTTTAGACATTGCCTCTACCTCAACTCCTTTAAGTCTCATTTGTAGATCAAACTCTAATTTCATTAACTCTGATTTTATAGAAGCCTCACCTTGCATTTTCTGTACTTGAAATTGCATATCGCTCTGCTGTAATTGAACCTTAGCTTGTGTTTCTGCTTGTAGTTTTTGCATAGCTGCTTGAGCTGCCATTTGCTGAGACTGTTGATTTATTTGAGCCTGCTGTTGAGCTGCCGCTGCTTGTGCTTTTTCCTCTGCTTCTTGTTTTCTTTTTCTTTTTAATTTAAGAACTTGATTTGCAACCTTTAAGTTTTTAATCTCTCTAATATCAATAGCATCCTCTAAATTTATAGAATCTCTTTGCAATGCCATTTGAATATTTTTTTCAAGCATTGCTTTTTCTTCTTCATCAGGAGTTACCTCAATAAAAATACCAAAGTCACTTAAATATAAATTTGTTATTTCATTTAATACAGAAACATTGTATTTACCAATTTGGTTTACAAACTCTTCTTTAAAGTCAGCATACTCTAAAACATCAGCTATTCTTGATGATAATGCAGTTGCTAAATTTTGAGTAATACTTAAACCTGCTTGTAAAATATGTCTTGTAGCTGTATTACTATTTAGTGCAGCCATTTTTTGTAATCCTACCAATGAATTTTCATTAGGTAAAGATCCATCTCTAGCTTCGTTTAATCCAGTTACATCTCTCATCATATTCAAATAATGATTATATGTACCTATTAAACTTTGTATTTTAGATTGACCAGAACTAGCTGTTAATTGTTGAATTGGAACTTTAGCCTGATTATAATCTCCATCCTGAGTATAGCTTCTACCTATAACAGAACCTGTTTGAAAATACATTCGTAATGCATCCTCTGGATTATAAGCAGCTCCATTACCAAGGTCAACCTCGTTTAATCCATCTGCATCTATAAAGACACCATCAGGAACAACTTTAGATAATACCTGCTGTAGTTTTAAATGTGTAATTTGAATTAAATCAGCAAACGTTATCATTCGTCTTACTAAAGATTCAACAACACCTTTATACATTCTAGGTGCGCAAGCTATAAATTCTGGATATACATTTTGACTAGCCGATTGTGGTCGTGCCATATTTTCTGCCATTTCCCACTTCAGCATAATGTTAGTACCCATAACCATAACTCCCTCATACCATACGTCAATAGTTTTAGAAACTTTTTTAAACTTACCCTCTTCCATCATTTCAACAGAAGGATTAAAATCATCTGTTTTTTCAATAACTTTTTCAGCACCTACATTATTAATTTTCTTTTTATAAGTAAATGTGTTTGTGGTTTTGTAATTAAAAAACAAAACTGTAGCGCTATCTTTACTGAATAAACTATTATTATAAAACTGAGATGTATTGTGATAATCGTACCAGCTTTGACTGTATTTAGAAATTTCTTCCATATCCTCTTGGGTAAGAGTTGGATCTATTTTCTTTAATTCAATTATTGGTAGTGTTTTAATTTCACCCCAATAAAAACAATCTTTAAAATGAGGATCTTCAGTATAGCTATAAACTAAATTAGCTGGATCTACATAATCTATTTTTATTCCATCACCAGGTAAAAAAGAATGTCTAGCTACAGATATACCCAAAACTGTTTGATCGTAATCTAAACGTCTTTTTATTTCTAAATATTTATTTTCTTCAAATACAGTATTTATAGCTTCTTCTTCTGCTATTTCTATTGATGGTTTATATTTCATCTGCATATGTAAAGCCAGTTCCTCACTATCGTTAGGTAACTCATCTACATTACTAGAAAAAGCATTAACATCAAAATCTTTATTTACTTGTGTAATTAATTCTTTAGAAGCCATATCAGCACCTATCATACGCTGATATTCATTTCTTCTATCCATAGACATAGCGTCTTGTGCATATGCTTTTACTTGAAATATCCTGTCTGACATTCCATTAACAACAATATCTACAAACTTTGGAATTATAGGAACAGGAGTCCAGTCAAGATTTAAGTAACTTAAATCACCATCCACCGCTAATTCGTTTTTATATTTAGATACAGACTGTTCTCCTCTAGCATAAAGTCTTAACCTATGAAAGTCTCCCCATTGATTGTAAAACCTATTTGTATTTCCGTCTTTTCTAAACCATTCGTATTGTATGGCTTGCCCTATTTGTAATCCAAACTCTAGCGTTTTCTTTGTTGAATCAGAAACAAACTGACTTGGAAAACCCATAGGATTAATGTCTATTTTTACATCTTGCATTTACCTTATAATTTTGCTGTAACTTCCCTTATTGTCATATCTTGCAAAGTTAAACTTTATTTTTGACTCTTTTTTAACGGCTTGATACAAATGCTTTTGTATAGCCATTAAAGCTAATCCAGAACTAATTGTTGCATCAAACTTAGTTCTATTGTTTATATCAAACCTAGCCCAATCCTCTAAAGTACGACTAAAATACATATTTCCAATTAAATCAGGGTCTCTGTAATCTCCACTAAAATCAATTCCTACATATTTTTCTATGTAAGATTCTATAGACGCAGCGTGCGATTGCTTAACATCCTCACTAGAGTTTGGTATACCTCCTAGCTCTTTTTCTGTTTTTGATAATTTGTTATATGCTTTATCAGGTCTATTAATACTATAACCTCTATAACCTCTGTTTTTAAAATGATATAATAATCTAGGTTTATTATTTTCAACTAAAATAGGCATACCATAAAAAACACAAGCCATTAATACTTCTTCAAAAAATATTTCAGCAGTCTGTGGTCTAGCTACATACTCTAAAAAAAACTCATTACTAGGAGCATCATCCATATTAAATCTAGTTACTCCGTGAAGAGCGCCATTAGATCCACCACCACCTACAGTTCCTGATATATCATAGCTGTCACAACCAAATGCACCTATGTGATCATTACCTGGAAACTTTCTACCGTTTTTAATATAACTATTATTTTGTAATTGTTTTTTAGGTGTCCAGGAAATTAAAAATCTACCCCTAGTATCTGGACTCCATAAAACTTCTCCATCTTTAACTCCATTCTTCCAAGTAAAATTACCTCTAGTTAAAAACCTGTCTTTTATTAAAGAGTCATTATAATCTATTTGCTGATATATTTTTGTTAGATTAAATAAAGACTGTTTACTTTCATCTCTAAATGCGTGTGACTCTGTTCTTGGAAATTGTCTATAAAATTCATTTAACGCATCTGCATCATTTTTTAAAGAGTCTACCTCATTTTGCCAATAGGTAATAGCACCTTTATTAATCATTTCCCCATCAATACCCAGCTTGGGTATTTTCGGGTTATCTAAAACTGGCATACCATAAATATCAATAAACCCCTCCATATTATACTCCATTGGGACGAAAAGGGAATATAACCCACTTTTAGTTTGACCATTTGAGTTTCTTTGATTTGTAGAAGAATCGTTATATAATTTTTTAAAGTTGTTACCACCCTTGTCTAGTGCGTTAGATGTAGATCCCATCATACACTTTCCTATAATTTTACTACCTAATCGTAAACAAGTTTTTGTTACCCTCCAGTTATTTAAAATATTACTTGGTTTTTCCCATTTACCACTTTCATCGTGAACAAGTAGCTTTAATTTTTCACCATCATAAGAGTTGTCTCCTGTGTTTTTCCAGTCAATAGTCGTATCCAATCCTTCTATCTGTTCATCGTCTTCTTCATACATATTTTTTTTAGTAATCTTTGACGCTGGTACACGATAAGCTAATTCTGTTTTAGGCTTATCCATACCATCTTGCACTGGCTTAAAAAAGAAAGGATAATTATTAGATATAGGAACTACTTTATCAGTAAACATTTTTTTTGCATCAGCTCCTGTTTTAGATAAAATACCTATTCTAGAATCTTTAGATATTGTAGCTATATTAGCACATTCCTCACTACCCATATATGAGAATCCAGAACGTCTAATTTTTAAATAGCATATACCAAAGCTTCTTTTATCTGCTTTACAAGCTTCCCAATAAATATAAAAAATTCTATTTGCTTCCCTAAAATCTGGTAATCCAATATCAATCTTAGTCCACTGCAAATACATATAATGAGAACCAGTAATATATGTAGGCTTACCATTATTCATAAACCAAAAACCTTCATCTCTTTTATCAAACTCCGACTCAATATATTCTACCCACTGATTTTTAAAATTAGGCGAGGTTTGATTCCATTGAAATATTGTCGGTATTTTTTTTAGTAAAGAAGGAACTTCAAAAGATTCCCAATATTGTTCTGCTTTGGTTTCAGATCTTTTGTATACTTTTTTTGGTTTTTCAGGTAACCCAATTGCTAAACCATTTATAGAAATAACATCTCCTATTTTTCCATTTTTAGATATTACAACAACATTATAGTTTTCATTATACC